CACCGTAGAGGTGATGAAGCGAACTCCCTCAACCTTACCGATCTCCGATGGATAAGGGCTCAGAGTGCCGTACTTCTCAGTAGGAACAAACCCAGCCAATGCGCGAATATCCGCCTCAGTATTGGGATGGCACAACGCAATATACGCCGGGGCAATCTGCTCAGTACCGTAGGAGGGAGTAGACTTCACAACTGAAGTGATAGGCTTGGCGTTGTTACCCTTGAGGGTACGCACAGCCTGGCGGATATCATCGAGAGAGACAACAGTGTTGACATCAGTACGCGCACTACCGTTTGCGTAGACCACGTTGGTGCCACCTTTGATGATGTTGAAACGCAGAGTCTCAAGAGTCTCCGCAGCCTGCTCACCCAGAATGCCTGAAGTCTCAGTCAGAATGGGGTCTTCGTGAGTGTCCATCACCTTGTCAGTGATAGTGACCAGATCACCATACTGCTGCAGCCTGGCAGTCACATCAGTCGAATTGAGCTGCTTGGCAGTTGGAGTCACACCCTCGGTAAGAGGAGTGGTCGCAACTGACAAAGAGGTGTACTTGCGAAACTTGATGGTGTCTGACTGGTTCTTACCCAGTGGGCGAGCCTGCCCAAACTTCTCAATAACCATGTAGGGGGTTGCTCTCTCAAGCAACTCTTTTGCCGCAAACGCAGCGGTACGTGGGGCAATATCCCCATAAGCGGTATCAGCCATAATAATTATCCTTGAATATGAATGGTCTTAAAAACAAATGAACATAAGATTCCACACTCACAGAGGGACATCATTACAGCGCAACGGCCAATTACGGCGGTCAGCTACTAACACGTTCGTCTGAAGTATTTGTGGGTAGACTCTGTGACCTACTTCCCTTGTGCAGCGAAGTATTTGAAAGCAGATTCAAAGTCCTGGGGAACTCCACCTGAAGCGGTCGGGGACGGCTTCGATTTGATTCCCTGTGACTCTTTCAAACGCTTTTCACGTTGAGCCTGGATTTCAGAAACATTCTCTTGTGCAGACTCCTCTTTCGGAACCTCCACAACATCCTGCGTCTGAGGGGTAAGGGTGCTCTTGTAAGCACCAATTAAGTACGCAGCGTCAGAAGCTGTGCTGCTTCTGAGCATCTGCTGCACAGCCGGTGGCTGTTGCTTCATCCATCCGCCAAACTGCTCAGAAGCGGCGATATCCCTCCAACCGGGATGCGCGGCCTCCAGTGCGTCTGCTTGACCCTGGATGTAACGGTTCTGTTCTGCTTTATGCAGGGGCTGTACGGTCTGCTGTACAGTCGTGTCTAACTGAGATTGCATCGATGTGAGCTTGGCATTCATCGCCTGTGCAATCTCAGGGTATTCTTTCTCAAACGCAGCCCACTTCTCCTTGGATGCCTCCGGTATCTCTGCAGGGGCAGGAGTCTTCGGTGTCTGCTGTGCTGCGTGTTGCAACTCTGTAACCTTTCGCTGGTAGGCCGCAACCCGCCCTACATTCGACTTCTCATACTGCTGAAGCCTGGTAAACTCTTTGAGGTCATCTGCAGACATTGCAGGAGTGGCCGGAGCCTCTTCCACTGCCTCAGCCACTGGCTCTTCGGGGGCAACCTCTTCAGCCTTTTCAGCTACTACCTCTTCAACAACCTCTGTCGTCTCTTCGGCTTTCTCTTCAGCGGTCTCTCCCGAAACAGCCTCCTTAAAAGCGGATGCAAAGTCATTACTCATTCATCTTCTCCAACGGGGTCAGTAGCTCTGACTATCGACATAGGGGGTCTCACCGCCCATGTCCATCAGTGAACGTAACGCCGCAATCTTGCCCCTATTAAACTCAGTCGCATCCGATCCGGGGCGTTCAAGATCCAAATGCAGTGTGTTTATCTCATCCTCGACCCAGGTCAGAACGTGCGCCCATGTGGGAGAGCTCTTGTCGATCAAATCCCTGCTCCAGTGACCAACTTCAACTCCGCCTCTTTGTCGAACAGATCCTGCTTGGTAGATATGCGCATCTCCTCAATCCCCAGCTTGGTGCGCAACTCCGATATCTTCATGTCTTTGTCTAGCGCCAGCCCAGCCAACGCAACCTCACGCTCCGATTTGACCTGCTCCATCCGAGCATTGATCTCCATCTGCGCTACCTTCGCCTTCATCGTCTCAATCTGTATCTGAGCCTGAATCTTCTGCTGCTCGGGTGAGGGGGGCTGTTGTTTAGCCTGGGCCTGCTCCTGCTGCAGCTCCTGGTCTGTCTTGACCAACGCAACAGCGTCAAGCTGCATACTCTGCACAGCCTTACGCAATAGCTCTGGCACCTTGACCAACTGGCCATACGTAGGCGCTATCTGAAGCATCTGAATTAGGTTCTGCGCCTGAGTCTCCTTAGCTAACAGCGCAGACGATCCCCGCGCATCAACAAAGTAATCCCCCTTGATCTCTTCCTTGGTGCTGTTCTGCATATTCCAGTTGTACCAACGGGTCAACAGCGTTCGAGTAATCCCATCGTCCCAGTTCTTCACCGAACGCCGAGTCACCACATTGGCCGAGTTCATCAATAGACTCATCCCAGTGGCTGTGCGAGTAGCCCCACCCTGCTCTCCCTGCGCTATTACAGGTAAATTCGTCTCCTCATCAGCCAACTGTTTGGCCGTACCAAGGATCGACTGCAACTCACCCAAATGACTGTTCACCTCAAACGCACCAAACGCCTCATGAACACTGCGGTTCCTGTCCGTCAACAGCCACAGCTTCTTAGGTGACAAGTTCCAGTTCCCATCTGCAGGCTTAATAATATGAGGGTTAGCCACTACTTGAGGGGCTACAGAGAACCCACCATTGTCCAACGTCATGCGCCAGGCACCGTTGATCGCAGACTGAGCATTACGCATCAGGTACGGAATCCCAAACCCGAATATCGAGCTATCATCCTTCTCCCAGTTGTACACTGAGTAGGGGCGCTCCTCTGTCTCCATCGGGTTGATCGCCGCCTTGATCACGCGACCATCGACGAACCAAATGATCCCCTCCACCTCAGTCAGCGGGTTGTCGTCACACTCACAACCAGCCGCACTCAAGTCATCCTTGTCTATCGGGCCGTGGTACTCCCACACCTCGAACCGGGCATTACGTGCAGCACTCACCCCGTTTATCGCCCTGATCTCGTTCACATACGCTGCAGTCGGAGCGTTCACCGGCTCTTTCTGCCGCAGCACCTCCTCAACCTGATCAACCAAATACCCTTCCTGCTTGGCCAGCCCACGCAACGCCTTACGTGTCATCAGATGCCGCTGGAATACAAACTCAGCATCATCCAACGTCAAGGCACTCATATCAGGGAAGAACGCCCACGGATCAACCCTCTCCACCGATGGCCTCATGTCTTGCGCTATCTGCAACACCTGAATAGTCCCACCCACGCCATCGTCGAGTGTCTTCCAGCTCTTCTTCTCCCGCCCAATAACTATCGGCCCCTTCACAATGCTCGTACCTAAAATACAAGCATCACGGATCGCCTCCCGTGACTTGGTGTTGTACTGCGCCTCGTTGAGCTGATCATCCATCTCAAGCTGCATAGCGTCTGCCTTCTTCTTGGCAGACTGGATCACCGCCTGAGCAACATCGTTCGATGGCACCGCCTTACCGTCAGGCCCAACCACCGGGCGACCATCCTCAGTCATCGCTGGCGACTGATCCCCCACCGCACTGGCCATCTCCGGTACAGGCGTAGGCTGAATCCCCCAGTTGCGGTCATCAGTCGGGAACAACATATCCCCCAACCGCGCCTCTGCAGTGTTCGTCTTCGCCCTACTGATGTTCACAAACGCCTGGGAACCTTTGGCATCCTTGATCGCAGCCATCGTCTTCTCGTCGTAATGACCAGAATACTGCCGCATATCCTCCAGCCACCGCTCCTCAATCTCACGCTTCAACGCCACCTGATCCACAGCTAACGCCTGTAGCCTAGATCCGAACGCCTGTAACCGCTCAGACTGCTTGCGCTGCTCCTCTTCCATCAGAGTCTGCATCTCAGCCTCAGTCATCTCGGCCATCCCCTCTACATCCACCATCTCGGCCATCTGGGAGTTTTCAATTTCTTGCATAAGTTTCTTTCAGACATAAAAAAGCCCAGCTCTAGGCTGGGCAATAAGGAGTCATTCTTTTGTGTAAAGTGGCCCCTCGGGGTGCGCCGGGAGTAGGAGCGCCTGCTCCCAAGCGTGAGGGGCATCTATTCGTAGGGTCAGTAACCAACCACCGTGTCAGCCACTGTTCGGACATTTATATCAGGTACCGGCTCTGACCTTACATCGGCGTTAAGCCCTTGTAAAGCGTACTGCAAACTATCGTGAATATGGCTATACTCATTCTTGTCCGCTTTGTCCGCGTACCTCTCACCACTTACCCTCAACCGCTTGAACCTGTAACCACCAAGGAACCCCTTTCGGAGCATCTTGCAGTTCGGGTGCAACATGAAAGACGGCTTGCCGTCCGTCATACGGTTCAACCAATACCGCACCGCCTCAAACCGAGCTTGAGGAGCATTCGATGCTGTGGGATGCGCCAACAACCCCAACAACCTCAACTCATCAAACACCGTCTTCTCATCCGTAGGTGATCGCGCAACACCCGCAGGATCACCAAAAATCTCCCACGCACAATCCTTATACTTGGTCTTGAGCAAAGGGAGCATCAAACTCTCCGCGAACTGCTTAATGCCCATCCCGTCCACCGTCAACTCATCCAAGATGTTCAACACACCCCGTGGTGATAACTGTACAAACGTGGCAGATGGGTTCAAACCGAAGTCCAACCCAATATATACCGGCAGTCCGTTGATCGGCTTGCACTCGCCCACATGCAAATCATCATTGTACTGAGGGTATATCGGCTTGCCGTCCATCACATCGCTGTATTCCCCAAGCACATAACTCTTTATCCAGTTACTCTGCTTGCCTGGAATCTGCCGTAGGTAATACTCATGTCCCCCAGGTAGATTCTCTATGTTCTCAGCTAGTGGGTTAGGAATGTACTCCCCGCTATCCTCGCGAATCAGCCCACCAGGTTGCTTATGCAGGCTGTAACCCTCCAGATTCTCCTCATCAAACAGCCGGTACATCCATGAATCAGTAGAAGGTGGGTTGGAATCAATAAGAATCCCACTCCATGTGGCCCCGCCAGCTCGCTTCGATGGGTACCTACCAACACGCCCAGTCAATACCTCCAAGACCTGTAGCGGTAGCTCCCTGCTTTCATTTAGGAACGCTCCCGTCAGCTCTAAACTGAGAAGCTTCTTACTATCTTCTGGGCGGTCAAGCGCCAAAAACAAGAACTCAGCATCCAATGCAGTACCATCCCCAATATTCGGGAGAGTGAGCCTTGCGCTGATCGGCGGTTGCAGATTGACCTTAGCCATCGGCAACCAATCTATGAACGTCTGCAAGGTCGTAGTACGTAACTCAGGGTAACTGTTACGGATCAGAGCAAACCTTGTCTTCCTTGTACCATTATGAGGTACTTGCTGCATAGCTTTGGACAGCATATCCATGATGCAAGCTACTGATTTTCCTGAGCCTACTGGCCCTAGTATGCCTCTGACGAACGCAGTGTCAGCATGGAATTTAGCTCCTGTGACTGTGGCTACGTAATCTATTGACTGATTCGCCAAAAGGGTTCCTTGTGAAAATTAGCTAAAAAATATATCGGAGAGGCACTTTTTGCGTGTATGGGTGTATATATACACACCCCCGGGTCGCCGATTCGAGTACGCCTGGTACCCCGGGGTCGATTTGCTCAGCCCAGCTCACAGAATAGGGTACCTTTTCGCTCAACCCTCACCAGGGTCACATGCTCGCAACACATGAACGAGGCAACCCGCGCAGCACCGGGTAAGGAACCCGATGGTCTCGCTTACATATCAACGAGTTACCTGCACGCGGTGCCACATTGGTGCCATTCAAGGTAGGGCTTGAACCTCGCCCTCAACTGTAACCCCTTGATCTATCTGCAATTGTTGCGCACCTGCGGACATATTGAGGTTGATGGTCAACCCGCTATTTGCAGCAGTCGTATCAGCCCCAAATAGCTTGAGGTGCTTGCCCAGGAGTTCAAGCGCAGCCTTCGCGCCTTGCTGATTGACCTCCAGAACCTCCCGCTCGACGTACACCCCCTCGAAAAGCTGTGCTTTTTTGGTCGGTTTACGCCCTAGACACATATCAGCCAGGTATCTGATGTCTGCCAGCACACCATTTGCGGTAATGCCCGTCTTTTTACTCCGTTTATCCATCACTTTCTGGATAGCAGCAGCGATTAATGGTTTGTGAAGGTTCTCGGTCCCGATGGTGAAAGCGGTCTTTTTGGAGTACCCAGCGCGAATGGCAGCTTGAGTAGCGTTAAGGTCAATCAAGTACTCTTTAACAAAGTTCGATTGCTTAGCGGTCAGTTTAACGGCTGGCATATCAACACCTTATAAATAAATCGTCTCTCTACGCTGGCGGCGTAGCTCTATAAAGGTTTAGCTGAAGGGTTCCCCAGGAGAGAGACAGAAACAGAAAGACCACCGGGAAGGTGGCCTATGATTTTGGCGAGTGATGCCAATTTACGCGCGACACTAACATACCTGACGCCCAAGTGCAACAGGTAAATCATTGTTTTATCGGGAGTCGGGATTATTTTCGTTTATTTGCTTGACAATTGGGGACATTGTCCCTATAGTTCAGATCATGAGTCACGTCAATGACTCTACTTTTTAACTACTTGACAGGAGTAACAACGATGAACGCATCAATCTATGTTGGCACCTACGCCAAATACAACAACGGCTCACTCAAAGGTGAGTGGTTAGACCTTGACGATTACGACACAAAGGAAGACTTTTACACAGCCTGTAAAGAGTTGCATAAGGATGAAGACGACCCGGAGCTGATGTTCCAAGACTACGAAGGCATCCCTGAACAGTTTATTAGTGAATCAGGTATTGCCGACGAGTGGTTCAAGTATCAAGAGGCAATCACAAACTCACCCTATGATGCTGGAGTGTTCGAGGCCGCTGCCGATCTGGATATCTCTCACGATATGGTTGAGGAGCTATATCAAGGTGAATACTCCTCTGACATATCCTTCGCGCAGCAGCTGGCTGATGATATATATGATATCGGTGCCATTGATGAATCAGCCAG